GAACTCTGCAAGAAGTATCAGGTGCGCGAGATCAGCGCCGACCCATATCGCTGGGCACGAACCTTGCAGAAATGGGAGACGGACGGCTTGCCCGTCGTGCTATATCCGCAGAGTCCAGCACGAATGGTGCCCGCCTGCGCCGCCTACTATGAGGCAGTGACCCAGGAGACCGTAAGCCACGACGGGGACGCGGCGCTTAGCCGACACCTCGACAACTGCTCGGTCAAGATTGACCGCTTCGGCCCTCGTATCGTCAAGGAGCACCGAGGCTCCCCGCGAAAGATTGACCTCGCCGTGTGCGCGGTGATGGCGTATGATCGTGCTCGCTACCACGCACAAGCGCCAGCAGCACCTAAAGCAGCGGAGTTCATCACCCTATGAAATCAACCATCCTGGAGTTGGCGGGCGTCGCCACGATCATCGTCGGGCTTGCGCTCATTGAGCCGCTGAGCCTTATTGTGTTTGTGGGCATCGTGCTCGTTTCTCTCGGCTATACCCGAGGAGTGACTAAGTGAGCATCCTTCGCCGCGTATTCAACGGACAAGAGCAGCGTTCCCTAACCCTTCAGAACCTTACGCCGCTTGCGTTTGATAAGGTTCCGTTCCTGGGCGAGCGCGAGGTTGATCAGAAAGCCGCGCTCGGCCTAAGCGCCGCATACGCCAGCGTGCGCCTGCTCGCTGATGTGGTGTCGAGTTTTCCTGTTGATGCCTATCGCAGAGACAACGGCATCCGACGACCGTACCGTCCAGGCGGCACAAAGCCATCCTGGATGCTCACGCCGATCCCCGACGAGCCGACTTATACGATCAACCAGTTGATCAGCGAGACCGTCGTATCGCTCTACACTGATGGCAACGCCTTCCTATACGCGCCACGCGATGAGCGCGGCGAGGTTCTCGAGGTGCGCGTTATTGATCCGCGCCGCGTAGAAATCTATCGCGAGGGCCGCGAGGTCAAATACAAGATTCACTCAGGTCGCGGTGAGCCGACTGCAACCTATGGCCAGGACACCATTCTCCACATTCCGCTCATCGCTATGCCAGGCGAACTGCGCGGCATCAACCCGATTCACCAGTTGCGTGTTTCGCTCGCCCTGGGCCTCACGCTTGAGGACTATGCAGCGAACTTCTTCCGCACGGGTAGCACGCCGACGGGCATCATTGAGGTGCCAAGCGACCTGACCAAAGAGCAGGGCGAGGCGCTCAAGGCGGGCTGGGCACGGCACCACAGCGGCCAGAACATTCACACGCCAGGCGTGTTGACGGGCGGCGCGACCTTCAAGGCGCTTACTTTCCGACCCGAGGACGCGCAACTTCTAGCCTCGCGTCAGTTTACGACAGAAGAGATCGCCCGCATCTTCCGCATTCCACCAAATCTTTTGCAGGTCACAACGCCAGGCGCGATGTCCTACAACAGCGTGGAGCAACAGAACCTCGCATTCGTGCAATACACGCTTCGTCCGCTGGTGGAGATGATCGAGCGACCGCTCAGCACACTGATCCTCCTGCCAGACGCCTTCGTCAAGTTCTCAATGGACTCCATCCTGCGAGGCACGACGAAGGATCGCTACGACACCTATCGCGTCGGCATCGTTGCGAAACTTGTGCAGGCTGGTTTCTCTCCTGCCGACGCAGCACGGCTTGTTGGCATCCGCGTCGCCCATACGGGCGCAGCGCCAGTCACCGTACAGCCGACAGGAGATCTAGGATGACTTTTCGCGCAGTTGAAATCACAATCGGCACAGCAGCCGTAGCCATCGCAACCGCAACAGCAAAAAATACGCACGAGATTACGCTCGGCAATGATTACAATCACGACATCTATGTTGGAGGACCTGATGTCAGTTTTGGCAATGGTTATCAAGTGCCAAAAACCGAGCATCACATCGTGAAAATCGCCAACGGCGATATCCTGTATGCAATCTCAAATATGGGTACCGCCCAGATGCACATCTACGACTTCCAGGTTGATCCATAATGTCTATTGAAATCTTTGACATTGACGGCACGCTCACAACGAGCGGAGACACGCCGCGAGAAGATTTGATCGCCTACCTCAAGAAAGACGAGGAAGAAGGCAATCGGATTATCATCGTGTCAGGTCGCGCGATCTCACGCCTCGCTGAGACAGAGCGCTGGCTGGAAGAGAACGGCGTGCCGTACTCAGAGATTCACCTCAACGATTTCAGCGAGACTCCAGGGCCGAATGTCGTAGAGGCGTTCAAGGCGTTCAAGTATTCCAAACTCCTTGAGCAGTACGGCGATGAGATTGAGTACCTTGTGGACAACGATGCCGATGCGCGTGAGGCAGCGCAGGGGATGGGCATTGAGGCGTACACGGTGGACGAGTATCTCGCCAAAGAAGCCGAAGAGTACGGCCCTATGGCGGACGAAGAGCAGGAGGACGAGGAGCGCGCTCCGATTGACCCTGATGGCTATATGCCAACAGAGGCGATGCAGGAAGAGGCGCAGCGCGGCCTAGATTGGCGCGCTGAGTTTGGACGCGGCGGCACCGCCGTCGGCGTGGCTCGTGCGCGCGACATCACCAACGGGCGCAATCTTCCGTTTGACACGGTGGTGCGGATGCGCTCTTACTTTGCACGACACGAAGTAGACAAGCAAGGTCAAGGATTCAACCCTAGCGAGGACGGGTTCCCGTCCGCTGGGCGTATCGCGTGGGCGCTTTGGGGCGGTGACGCGGGCAAGCGGTGGGCCGACAACATCGTCGAGAACGCCGAGCGGGATATGCCGCCATCTTCAACTCCGAGGCCGAGGGCCTGAGCACGCGGGAAATCATCAAGCCAGGCGCGTTCTCTAAGAGCGTGGCTGCCGCGGAGCGCGGCGAGTGGGAAGTCAAGGCGCTTCAGGATCACGATCCTAAGTATTTCCTGGGATCAACCAAGACTGGCACCCTCGATCTTGAGGAGGATGATCGCGGCCTCAAGGTGCGCGTTTCCCTCAACCCAGAGGTGACCTTCGCCTCCGACCTCGCCGCGATGCTGCGCCGAGATGGTGCGGCGATGGGTATGTCTTTCGGTTTCTCGGTGCCTCGCAACGGCGATGTTGTCAGCGACAACGGCATCCGTGAACTGCGGAACATTCGCCTCCACGAAGTCAGCCTCCTGACGGGCAACCAGCCCGCCTATCCAGCCACCGTTGGCCTGGGCGCAGTCCGATCGCTCTCTGAGCGCACCGAGATTGACGCCTCAACACTAATGCGTGCCTTTGACGCACTTCTCGCGGGAGCACCCGATGCGGATTCAGCCGCAACGCTTGACCTCGCAATCCGCAAGATCAGTCCTGATCTGCGGCCTGAACCTGAGACTACAACGGAGCCAGAGGAAGCCGATACACGGCTCGTACCTCTCTCTGTTCGTGAGCGCCAGTTGGCACTCGCCAAACTGGAACAGCCGACTCGCTAGGGCGCAGCGCGAGGGCCTTACGGCACCACCGCTGGACGCACCACCGATGACGCAATCAACCCCAAACCAGAAAGCGTAAGGAGTTAGACCAATGTCTGACATCACCAAGACGCTTCACGAGCAGTACCGAAACGACTGGGAAGAGGCTAAGTCTCTTCTCGCTCGTGCGGCTGACGAGAAGCGCGAACTTTCCGCAGAGGAAGAGGCTCGATGGACGAGCCTGAACGATGCAATGTCTGCACGCAAGGCCAAGATGGATCAGGTCGCTGCCGCTGAAGAGCGCAGTGAGAAGATCGGTGCACTCGCAGAGCGCGCACTCAAGGTCGAGCACGCGGTCAAAGCCGACAACGATGCCGATGTGCTTCGCGCAATCGCATCAGGAGAGAAGCGACGCGCTCAGTTTGAGATCCGCGCTCTTTCATCGGCAGCCGCAACTGTGCCAGTCACATTTGCTGACTTCGTAGTGGTTGCTCTCACTGAGGGCAATCCTGTGTATGAAGGCGCGACGAAACTTCGCACGACCACGGGCGAGCAGATCACTCTGCCACGCGTGACGGCGAATCAGTCAGCCTCCTTCGTCACCGAAGGTTCAACGATTACTCCAGCCGATCCGACGATCTCGTCAATCACCCTCTATGCGAACAAGATCGCCAGCCTGACGCTTTTGTCGGCTGAACTTGTCCGCGACGCGGGCTTTGACATTCTCGGCACGGTTGGCCGACAGGCTGGTGCACAGATTGCCTTCGTCGCAGGCTCCGCTTGCGCGATCGGCACGGGCACCGTTCAGCCACAGGGCTTCGTCTCTGCGGCAACGGGCTTGAGCACCGCAACAAAGGCAGGCACCGTCTCGGCGACCTTCTTTGATGCGCTTGACCTTGCGACCGTACTCTACTCACTCGCGCCTTCCTATCGCAACACCAACACTGTTTGGCACGCGAGCACGACGGCAGTGAGCAAACTTCGCAAGTTGCAGGACCTCAACGGACAGTTTGTCTTCCAGCCAGCGCTCGCCGCTGGTCAGCCAGACACGCTGCTCGGGTACCGCCTCAAGGAGAATGTCCACCTTGCAGCCGTTGGATCGGCTTCCAAGTCAGTGGCAATCCTCCACGAGCCGTCGTACTACATCCGAGAACTTCCGATCGAGGTCGCATCCTCGACCGATTACCTGTTCAACACGAACCAGGTTGCGATCCGCACCCTGTACGCTGTTGATGGAAACATCCCTGACCTGAACGCAGTGAAGGTGCTCGTTTCCGCAACCTCGTAATCTAGCGATCTAGATTCAACCTCCCGTCGGGCTTCGGCTCGGCGGGAGGACAACCAATAGGAGGAGGCAAGACCGTGAGAATCGGATTTACAACCAATGCGCCCTGGGCGCCTACGGGATATGGCACCCAGGCCACTGAACTCGCACCAAAACTGGTTGCCGATGGGCACAAGGTTGCGGTAATGGCGAACTACGGCTTGGCGGGCACGACCCTGGACTGGAATGGCATTCCCGTGATGGGCCAGGGAATGGACGCCTACAGCAACGATCTGACGCCCGCGCAGATTGCATTCTGGCTCTCGCAACAGCCAGCCGAGCCTGGCATTGGGCTATCGCTCTATGATGTCTGGGTATACAAGTCGCCTCAGTGGGACGAGATTCCGATGGCGTCGTGGACACCCGTTGATCACAGCGTGGTGCCCGATGAGGTCAAGGCGTGGTTTGCCCGAAGAGGCAAGGGCAAATGGGCAATCGCGATGTCGCGATTTGGAGAGCACGAACTTCTAAACGCTGGCATCGAGCGCGACCGCGTGTTCTATGCGCCGCACTCATTCAACCCACAGATCTTCAAGCCAACGCCTTCGGCGATGCGAAAAGATCTCAATGTTCCCGATGACGCGCACCTGACCATCATCAACTCAGCGAACAAGGGGGTCACCCCTATTCGCAAGTGCTGGCCTGAGATGCTGCTCGCGTGAGATGTTCGGGCTGGCAAACGGCGTCAACATTGAGCGCGTGCTCAAGGCCGTTGATGCGCCGATTGATCGCGTGCGCTTCGTGCCGCAGTTTGAGTACCGACAGGGACTATCGTCGGATGTCGTCGCCCGAGCATATTCCGCCAGTGACGCACTCCTGATGACCTCCCGAGGAGAAGGCTTTGGCGTGCCTGCGATTGAGGCACAGGCGTGCGGCGTGCCCGTGATTGTGACGAACTGGACGGCGCAGCCTGAACTGGTTGGCGCTGGCTGGAAGGTAAACGGACAGCCCGAATACGACCCACTCCAGGGCGGCTGGTGGATGGTGCCAAATGTCAAAGAGATCGAGGATGCCCTTGTGCAGTCCTATGAACTCAAACACGACAGCGAGAAGCGCGAGGTTGCGCGAGCCGCTGCCATTGACTTCGCCGCTGCATACACGACGGATCGTGTTTACACGGAGCACTGGCGCCCGATCCTCAAGCAGATTGAATCAGAGATTCCACAGGCGGGTGGCTTGAATCGCGAACAGCGACGAGCCGCCAAGCGCAAATGAGCGTCACGGTCGTCACGCCTACGCTGCCTGAGCGGGAGGATTTCCTGCTCCGTGCGGTGACCTCGGTACGGCGACAGACACTACGGCCACAGGCGCACCTGATCGGCTACGACTACGCGAGGCGTGGTGGAGCCGCGATGAAGAATGATCTCTGTTTTGCGGCAGAGAGCAAGTGGATCGCGCTGCTTGATGACGACGACTACTTCTATCCTGATCACCTCGCCTCGCTCGTAGAGGCGGCAGAGGCGAACGGATCGGATGTCGCGTACTCGTGGTGCGATGTCAGCGGCGCGAACCCGTGGCTCGGCTACAACCAGCCGTTCAGCGCAGATGCGCTGCGCCAGACTTCGGTGGTCAGCCACAATGCGCTGATCCGCACTGACCTGTTTGTAGAACTCGGCGGCTTCAAGCAGGTCAAGGGCTACGACTGGCTGCTCTGGGTGGCGGCGCTACAAACTGGCGCGAAGTTTACCTGCGTGGAGCGCCCGACCTGGCACTACGACCTTTCCGAAAGCCATCCTCACGAGAGCCGACCGTGATCGTCATCCTTGCCGCTGGCAAGGCCACGCGACTAGGTGGCGTCAATAAACTGCTCGTGGAGGCAGCGGGACTGCCCGTGCACGAATGGCATCGCCGCGCGGCTGGTGATCAAGCGACCTACGCGGTCGTCCGAGGCGAGCACGAGAAGGCGGTGCTAAGCGCTGCTCCGTGGCTAACTGGGGTGATTCCTCACGATGAGGCAGACGGCCCCTCTGGGGCGCTCCTGAGCGCCTCTACAGGCCTTCCAGGGGGCGACCTCACGGTGCTCTTTGCCGATACCCTGCTCCCGCAGGTGCCCACGCAACGCGGCGATTGGGTGGGCGTTGCGCCTGCACCCTGGAGAATCTGGGATTACTACGAACACGCAGAGGGCGGGTGGACGCGCGGCGTGCCGCAGGTTCTAGTATGCTGCGGCATCTACCGATTCACCAATCGCGAACTGCTCAACGATATCTGCTATGACCTCAAACTCGGCTCAACCAATGAAGTGCATATGGCTGATGTTCTGAGGTCGTATGCACCTCACCAGCCGCTCACGGAACTTATCGTGCGCGGTTGGCAAGATGCTGGCGACCCTGATGCGCTCAAGCGTGTCCAACCAATCAAGGAGACCTGATGGCAATCACGAACGGCTATACCACGGGGAGCGCAGTCAAGCAGGCTCTCGGCATCATTGACGCGACCTCCGACGGCGAGTTGGAACTCGTCATTGAGTCCGTCAGCCGCCTGATTGACGATTACTGCGGACGCTTCTTTTATCAGTCCGCTGCATCCACCGCCTTCTACACGGCGCAAGATTACCTTGTGCAGCCGATTGACGATTTCGCCTCCGTTTCAGCGATCACGACCGATGGCGATGCCAACGGCACCTATAGCACCTCTTGGGTCATCAACACGGACTGCGCGCTCGCGCCATTCAACGCTGCAACAACTGGACGACCGTTCACCGAAGTAATCGCGCTCACTGAAGGCGCAAACACCTTCCCTGTGGAGATCGTCAAGGGAGTCAAGATCGTCGGCACACGCGGCTGGCCTGCCGTGCCGCGACCGATCGAGATGAGTTGCATCATTCAGAGCGGGCGTATCTTCAATCGCCGCAACACGCCATTCGGCATTGCGGGTGCTCCCGAAGTGGGCCAGATGCGCCTCCTGGCGCGACTCGACCCTGATGTTGAGCAGATGCTGCGCGCGTATCGCATTCCAGCCCAGGCGGTCTAATGGCGCTCAACACCTATGCCATCGGCAGCGCGCTCGCTGACCGCTTCTCGGCTGCGAATACTACGCCACCCAGCGGCTACGACGAGGTGCGCTTGGCGACTGCATTGCCGCCTGATATGATCTCCGTGTTTCCGTCCGTGGTGGTTTTCCCCCCTTCCACCACGGCGGAATACGGCCCTAATCGCCTTGTGCGCCAGGTGCACCGATTCCCTGTGCGTTTCTATGTGGCAAAGGCATCGGGCACCGATCGAGTCGTGAAGGCGCTCTACGCCTGGCGCGATGTGCTCGTTGAG